AGCGGACGTTGCCGGTGCCCATGCGGCCCGCCTCGATCTTCAGCGTCATCTCGTCATCGGTGGCGAGCCGCATCTTGCACTGCAACGAATTGAAGTAAACCGGCCACCCCGCATCGACGCTCTCGCGCAATGCCGGCCGGAACGAGAACGAATAGTCGCCGCCGCCGAGATCGGTGGTGCCGAAACAGCGATAGAGCCGCTCGTTGATGCTGAAATGGTTGCCCGCGACGATCGCCCCCGGCGCCGCCCGGTTCACCGTCATGACGACGGCCCCCGCCGGATAGGCGCCGACGGTCGTTCCATTGGGCCCGACCGTCCCGTCGCCGACCAGCGGCACCAGGATCGGCACCGACCCGCCTTCGAGGAAAGCTTCGTAAGCGTCCCAGACGCGGATCTGCTCCTCGGTCGCGACCAGGATGCCCTCGTAGGAGATGACCCAGGCATGCGCCGGCACGCTGACCCGCTGCGTGAACCCGGAAGCCGACACGGTGCCGGCGGTGGTGCGCGGCGCCAGGTGACGCGTGATGTTGCGCGGCCGCAGATAGGTGATGGGCCAAGCTTGGGTCACATCTGCCTCGCTTGGGCTTCGGCGTTCATGCCGGCGAAATTGCGCGCCACGGTTTTCTGCGACTGCCGCACCGCGAGATCGACGATGGTGCCGCTATGGGTGACGATGCGCTGATCGGCGACGCCGCTGACCCAGCCTTCCGACGGGTTGAGATCGATGCGGATCACTTCGGCGTTGCCGACAGAGCCGCGCTGATTGTTAGGTGTGACCTGCACCATCTCGCCGGGCGAGGCCCGAAATGCGACCAGTTGGCTATCGATGCTGCCGCTGCCGCCGACCGCGAAACTGCCGCCGCTGGCGTATTTGTTGAAATCCAAATGCCCGAAATCGCCGAGCGGCCCACCTAGCCCGCCGCCACCGATTGCTGCCGTGGCGCCTGCACCGAGCAGCGAGGGGAATAACTTGCCGGCGATCGTGCCAAGGATGCCGCCGCTGCCGCTATCGCCGCCGAGAAGCCGGCGGAACGCCGATGACGCGAGAGTTTTGCCGAGGTCGCGCAATAGGCTCCCTAGAAATTCGCGCGCCTTGAACGTGCCGGCGGCAATCGAATCGAATGCCTGGCTGAAGGCGCCCTCGAATACGCCGGCAATTTCGCGCATTTGCCCCATCAGGCTTTGTTGCTTGGCGAGCAACGCATTCGCCTCGGCCAGCGCTGTCGCTTCTTTTTCGCGGGCCGTTACCGCTTGCTCGGTGAGCGGCAGGCCCGCCGCCTCTGCCTGCTGGCGGATTTTGAGGAGTGAGACCTGCTTCTCGATCTCTTCCGTCGACTTCCCGAATAGCGAGGCTTGCAGCCGTAGTTGTTCGGTCTGCTGGCGGTCGCCCTCGCCGCCCTCGGCGAGCGCGCGACGGCCGCGCGCCTGACTGAGTTCAAAAAATTGCCTCATCCGTGCGGCGGTTGCGTCTCGCGCCGCGGTACTGCCGGTTTCGCCCTTGAACCGGCTTGCCGCCTCTAGTTCGGCCGCAATGCGCGCCTGGCCTTGCGCGCCTTGGCGCGCGCGTATAGCGACGGCGGCGGCGTCTTCACCGAGAATCTCGGTGCGGGTGCCGTACCGCAGCCGTTCAGTTTCAGCATCGCGGGCCGCGGTGAATGCCTCGCGCGCGGCGTCCGGCCTTGCCAGCACACTACCGCCAGCACCGCCAGGCGCGCCTCCAGAGCCGGCAAGATATGCCGCGAGCCTGGGATTGCCGACCGTCCACGGCTGAAACCCGCGTTGCTGGTAAAGCTTGGTCGCGGCGGCCATCTGCAATTCGCGCGAGGCCGACATCGCGGTCGGATATTTATTGATGTCGATGCCGACTTGCGGCGCGATCTCACGCCAGGTCGAATTGATAAACTGATAGTACCCCGAGGCGGTCGAGGTCGGGTTCTTAATGTTGCGGCCGCCACTCTCGAAGTGCTCGATCATTTCGAGAGCCGCCTCGGGGTGGTAGCTGCCGGCGCCGCCCGCCGGCAATGCGGCGCCACCACCGCCCGTCGCCGCAACGTTCGGCCCCAGACCAAAGATCCGGCGAAACCATTCCGGCGGCTGCATCTCGAAGACGCCCTTTAGGACGCCGGCCAGCTTGGTCATGGCATCGACGACGCCAAGGATGACGCTGCTGCGAGAGGCGGCGTCGAGCATTTCGGAGAAGGCGATGCTGAGCTTGCGCATCGCTTCGCGCATCGGCGATAACGCGGCTTGATTTTGTCCCTTGCTCCGTTGCTCGATCAGCCCGAACCAGCGCTCGATAAAGGAGAGTTCCTTCCCGAACTTGGCGGCCTCGCGCGCCGCCTCCATCTCGCGTGCGGTGATCAGTCCGAATTGCTGCGCCAACTTCCCGAGCGGCTCGATGCCGCCGGTGACGGCGGCGGTGAGTTGGCCCGGTGCGTTCTCGCCGAGCACCGGGATCAGGTTTTGCCCGGTGCGGACGACACGCTCGGCCAGGCCGGGCGCGATGCCGGCGCGGGTGGCCGCGGTGAGCGCGGTTCGGGCGTCGCTGGCCGAAAGCCCGACGTCCTTCAATCGCTTGGCGGCTTCTTCGAGCCCGGCGGCGGTGGCCTGGCCTTCAAGGCCAAGCCCCTTCAGCATGACCGAGAACTCGCGCATAGCGTTCGAGTTCTCGACGGCGCGGGCGGTGAGCACGCCGATTGACACCGCGACGGCGGCGACCGCGGCAACGGCCCCAGTAGCCGGCGTGATGAGCCCGCGCAGCGAGACGGCAAAGGCGCCCATGACGCTGCGCACGCCACCGCCCTGCTGGAATACTTGGATGATCTGGCCGCCCTGCTGGGCCAGGACGCGCAGCGGCGAGCCGCCGGAGGCCAGCGACGTGCCGATGTCATTTAACTGGAAGGTGAGATTCTGCACCGCGGCGCGGGTGGCGCCGGTAGATTTCTGGAACTTGTCGAGTTCCTGGCCGGCGCCGGCAAAACCTTTCTTGATGCCCTCGGCAGCCTTTTGCGCCTGCTGCGGGATCTGGACGATCTGCCGATCGAAAACCGCGGTATCGAACCCAAGCCCGACATAAAGCGAGCCGATTTCCTGCGCGGCCATTTAAGAGGCCCCACGCCGGACTACGGTGCCGCCGAGCATCTGGGTGTACATGATCGCGATGTTGCGCATGTCGTCTATGGATTGCTCCTTCGGCCCCTCGATTAACTCTCGAAGCGGGGGCAGTTCGTTCTTTCGATAAAGCGCGGCGGTGTGCCAGGCGAGCCAGGCGCGAGCCCGGTGCTCATGCTCTAGACGGCGGCGGTAGCCGGTGAAGTGCCGGGCGATTTCGCGGGGCGTGAGTCGCCAGAACTCAGGCTCGGGGAAGCCGGCGGCGATCCAGTTGGTGACGAGCTCGGACCAATCCCAGCCGCCGCCCCGTTCGGAGGGCGCGTGCTGTCATCGGCCTCCGGGTCGGGAAAGGCGAGGCGAAAGGCTTCCATCAGCCGCTCCAGAACGACGCGCGGGGTTGCTTCGTCAACCATCTCGCCGGCTTCGTCCAGGGTGACCTCATAGTTGAGCGCGGCCCGCAAGGCCGAGCGCAGTACCGAGAGATAGCCGCGGGCAAAGCGAGTGGTTATCTCATCGACGCTCATATCGAGCTCGGCTTCGAGATTGCATATCGTATTGGTGTTCAGCCGCAGCGTATGGGTGACGCCGCCGACCGACATGGCAACCTCGCCGCGATGCGGATTTGCCATTGGACTATGCCGAGATAAAGGTCGGCTTGCCCGAGAGCTTAAACCGCGCGGTTGCCGTCATCTTGCCGTCCAGCGGCACCTCCGGCGCGAACCCCACGCAGTAGGCAGCGAATTCCCAGGCTTCGTTGTTGGGATAGGTGATCCTGTAGTTTGTCTGGCCGTCGTCGGTGAAAGCGGCAAAGATGGCGTCCTGGCCGGGACCGCCGGGAATAAAGTTCATCGTGACGCTGGCCTCGCCGGCGTCGCGCAGCCCCGGGATGAATTCGCGCCACTTTTCCGGTGACGCCATATGGGTCGCGTCGGGCACATCGCGACTGAAAGCGGCCGGGGTAACGCCGGTGACCTCGGCCACCTCGGTGAAGACCTCCGGGGAGCCGCCGTCGCCGATCTGAAATTTACTGCCGTGGCCGATTGCCGCGAGCGTTGCCATAGCTCAGTGCTCCTCTATTCGTCGTGCCAAATCATGAAGTCCATCGACACCCGGTGCAGTAGCTCGGCCGGCGTCGCGCCGCCCTCGTCTGTCATGTCCTGCTCGGACTCCAGAAAGATGCCTTGCATCTGCACGCCATCCACGGTCTGCCGCATGCCGCCGATCGCGGCATTGACGGCGCGGGCAACGGCGGTGACGTCGCTTTGACTGATGCCCCAGCAATCGACCTGAACCCGCGCCATGACCAACCCAGAGGGCGCCGTCATCGCGTATTGGCGCACCCCGCTGATCTGATGTAGGCAGATCGAAGGCAGCCCCGAGGCCCTCGGCCGGGCGCCCCAGGCGATGCGCTTATCGACCAGCGCGGCGATGCCGGGATCGCCGACCAACACTGCTCGCAACGCCTCTTTCACCGCCCGAGCTTTGCCTGTCGCTTGGCCCGCCGCGCCGCCGCCTTTTGGATCTCAGTCCACAGATCGGCTTTAATGCCGGCTTGCAGCGCCTCCTTGCCTTCATCCCAACTGCTCCGCAGGTAGGACCGGGGCGGTTGGTTCCTGTTGCCCCATTCGGTTTGGCCGGCTTGCGGCAGTTGACCGACCGGCCCGATGAACACCTCCACCGACGAGGTGCCCGCGGCTTTCGCGGCGGCGCGTCCAGCAGCACCGCCGCCAGCGGCGGCAAAGGCGCGGCTGGACGCTGCCTTGTGGCCCCGCGGCCGGGTGGTGGTGGCACGGATGGCGGCGCGCAGCGCGCCCGTTCGCACCGGCACCTTGGCTTTCGCCGCGGCGACGATCGGTTGCGCTCGCTTCAGCAAGACGCGCTGCTGCACGTTGCGCGCGGTGGCTTTCGGTAGCTCGTCGAGCGCCGCCTTCAGTTCGCGCAGCCCCTCCACCTTGATCGTGATCGGCATTAACCATCTTTCTCGGTTGCGCATCGGAAACACGGCCGCCAATTTGGTTTTTGGCGCGGCTAGGCTAGCTACCGAACATCCCCACCTGCGGGGACTGCCGCGTCATTCGGCAGCAGGAACGCCTCAGCAGGAGGGCCAATCATAATGAAAACTCACTGGATCGTTCTTGGCCTGCTTGGCCTGGCTGTGGTGGGGACGAAGCAAGCTCTCAGCGCAGATCTATCTCGGGTCCTCGGTTCGCGAGCAGAAGATACAATCAGGTTCGCGGTTTCCGTGGAAGCCTTGACAGTAAAGCAGGCAGTGGCGCTGCTTTCATCGGCTCGGATTTCGGGAGGAGTGAAAGAGCATAACGCGGCACTCAAAGCGATCGAAAGCAAAGTGGAATCAAACCCTCCGCCTGCTATGCCGCCGATCGTGTGCTCTGTCGGCGATTTACCGTATAGCGGCAAGATGAAATCCCAAATCTTGGAGCTTTGCGCCTTTGGCCTGTCGCGCAGTGAAGCGATAGACGATCTACAGCAAGTTTATCGAATGTCCCCTATGTTCAACCCCGAACTAGCTGTCCGAATAGTGAAGTTGGGGCACAACATAGACGCCCTTCGCAATGACCCCTTCAGGGCACGTTGACTGACCATACTGGGCCGCCACCTGCATCAGTCATCCCTTATCGCTGCGCGCCGCGGCGGTGATCTCCAGCCCCTGGTTGCGGCCGATCATCGAGACGCCGGTGATGTTGTGTTCGACGCCGCCGACCACGATGCGGTCCAATGGCGAGACATCGTGTACCCGTTGCGAGTAGCGCACCCGGAACCGCGCCACCAGTTCGGCGCCGACTTCCTGCGCCGCGAAGCGTTCGCGGTTGCTGACCTCGGCGCGGGCCGCCCACACGGTGGCGAGGTCGCACCACGTCTGGACCTCCTCGCCCAAATCGTTGGTCGCGACGGTGGCGCGGCGCAGCGTGACGCGGCGGTCGAGCGGCCCGGCGATCATCCGAAGCCTATCCGCGCGTGGTTGATCAGGAGCGCCGTCACCGCGTAGGGCACTTCGAGCATGTTGCCGGCGGCGGCCGTCTCGCGCTGCGCGTACCAATGCCCGACGAGGAGCAGCATCGCCTGCCGGATCGGCGGCGCGACGCTGACTTCGCCGGCGACAAACTCGACCGTGACCGCGTCATTGCGCACCGCGGTCGCCGGCCAGGCGGCGGTGCCCAGGCGTTGGATCACCGGACCGCCGGCCGCGTTGGGGATCAGTTCGTAGACCCCCGCGTCGAGCAATTGCGCCGCGCCCTCGGGGTCGTAATAGCCGATTTGCGTCACCGACTGCACCGGCTGCAATCCCAGCGGCAACACTATCGGATCGGTGAATAGCGGATAGGCCTGCGCCCAGGACTGCGTCACCAGCGCGCGGTCGAGGATGCCGTTCGGCCCTTCGAGATAGCCGGTGGCGGCGTCGATATAGAGTTGCAGCGTCGGGTCTTCGTCGGTGTGGTCGATGCGCAGATGGGCGCGCACCTCTTCCAGACTGATCGGCGAGACGGTGGGCGCCTCGATGCGAATGGCGGTCAGCATCAGGCCGCCCGGATCAGTAGAGGATAGAAATCCGCCGTCAGGGTCGATCCATCGGCGAGCGTCAAGGTCAGGATGCCGGCATCGTCCACCGCGAGGCTCGTCGGCGCCGGCGCCGGTGGCCCCGGATAGCCGCGCTCGCCACGCTGCCCGTCGGGGCCCTGCTTGCCGGCCTTGCCCTG